GCCTGGTCGGGTGTGGCATTGCCCTTCTCGACGTCCAGGACCACGCCGTCGTTCGTGGAGGCGAACACGGCGATGCGCACCTTGATCGCGCCCGGGAAGCGTCCCCAGTCAGCCGCGGACCACCGGTAACGGCCATCGACGTACCCGGCGACCATCTGCGCCGACGTCGGAATGGCCGAGGCTGTGACACTGTCGAACATCGTGCGCATGGCAGGCTCCCGTCAGTGGCCGGTGTAGTGGGCGATGACGGCGTAGACGGCGGTCACCAGGAACGCGACGGTCGACAGGGTCGTGCCCAGCCGGGCTGCGGGTGTCCACCGGCGGTCGGACTCTTCCCGGTCGGACTGACGTGTGGCCGCGACAGCAGCAGCAGCAGCAGCATCCGAGGCCGCACGGGCCTTCGCCTCATCGCCGAGACGCTGCATCGTCAGACGCACCGACTCGAACTCGTCATCGTGCCTGTCCAGGCGACCCTCGGTCGTTGACACGCGTGTGCGGAGGTCGTCGACCTTGAAACTGACGAGGTCGACTTTCCCTTCGATGCGGGCCAGGACTGTCGACTGCGGTTCGGACCGGCGGGGTTCCGGCATCTCGTCGGCGCTCACGGCTTGGCCCCTGGGACGACGGCGGGGTGGATCTCCGTGACGAGGGCGTGAACGGCGGTGAGGATCTCGCGGGTCTCGGCGTGCTCGGCCATGACCGCGTCGTGCGTTTCCTGATCGCGGGCCTCGGTGCGCGCGGACTCGATCGACTGGCCCACGAGGATGATCGACAGCAGGACCAGTTGCAGGAACGTCTGCGCGACCCACGACACGATGACGACGACGTCACCGGAGTGCACGGCGCCCGGCAGGGACACGAGGGCGATGGCGGTGAACACGAGGGCCATCCACATCGTGCCCACGGCGTTCGTGATGCGTTCCCCGGCGCGGGTGAGGGCGCTGTCAACGCGGGTGAGTCTGGGTGGCATTGTGGCCCCACTTTCGGGTCGAAACGGGTGCGAACCTGTGAGTTTCTGGCCGACGTCAGTGCGGGCGCGTACCGTGGACGCATGAGCATCAGAAGCGCAGTCGTGGGGGCCGTCGGCGGGGTCGTTATTGTCGGCGGGGTGTTCGTCGGGCTCGGCATCGCCAACGCCCAGAACGCGCCCACACCGGCACCGAGCCCGGTCGTCACGACCGCGGCACCCGTCGCGACGGTCACGCCGACACCGACACCGACACCCGTGAATGTCGTGCCGACGCCCGCCGCGACCGCGATCCCGCAGTCAGTCCCCATCGCCGTACCGACATCGGAGGCCGTCGTGCCGAAGCCCGCCGCACCGAAGCCCGTGCCCGCCGCGCCTGCGCCTGCGCCGCAGCCGGTTCCGAGCACCCAGCCGAGCGGCATCCCGTTCATCTACGGAACTCCTCAGCCGGGAGCGCTGCACGTGGCGTCCTCGACCGGCACCGCAACGCCGATGCCAGTGCCGACCGCTTCCTAGCGGAGGAAAATGGCGACCGCGTTGCAGTTGGCGATGGAATACGCCGTTGTCCATCCGGAGCCGACGCCCTGAAGTCGGCATGCGACGGAGATGGTCCCGCCGGATAGCCCTGTGAACGTTCGAATCGCGGACGCTGCGGCCGTGTTTTCTCCGATCCCGCCCTGTGCTGCGCCGCCACCAGCCGAGCCGCCAATTGCGGCGTTCACGATCACGGTCGTGCTCGTCGTCCCGTCGCCGTACACGGTCCCGTCCACAGTGCAGTGCACGATCGCCTGCGAGAACCCGGCCGGCACCGCGATCGTCGAGGCCGCATAGTCAGCCGTCGCACCCGGCGTAAACCCGGTCGAGGACGCACCCACCGACCCGACGATCACGTACGTGATTCCTTGGAGGAGTCCGGAGGCGATGGTCAGGGATCCGTCGATGGTGACGGCGCCGGAGAACTCTGCGCTCCCCGTCGGCTGCAGCGCCCACCCGGACGCGCCGGCGACGTAGTTCCCGGACTGGACTTCACCCTGGTCGATGATCAGGTTCTTCGTGGCGCCGTCGATGTGGAGTGCCCCGGTCGCGCCGCCTTGTGCGGCCTTCGCGATCTCCTCACGAATCCAACTGAGAATCACAGCCTTCATCTGCTGGTCGCCGGAGCCGGAGATCGAGTTGTTCGGCGGGATCGGCAGCGCCATCAGTGCGCCACCTTCGCGGCAGCAGCGGTGAGCATGTGCTCGTGGATGAGGTCGACCCGGGCGCGCGCCTCAGCGGCGACGTAGGGGTCGCGGATGACGGTGAGCTGGTTGTCCTGCTTCGTCTCGCCACCCTCGGACCAGTTCGTCGACCCGGTCACGACGTCGAGGCCGTCGACGATGAGCAGCTTCATGTGCATGATCGCACCGCGCTCGGACCGGCCGATGGCGACCGAGTTGGACGGGAATGCGGCCTTCGCGAGGAGTGCCCGCTCGTGGACGCCGCCCGCCTGGGATGAGTCAAGGGTGAGGCTGACGTACACGTTCTCGGCGTCGAGCTTCTCGTGCATCGCGGCCGCGAGGTCGTCGTCATCGAACCCGTACATCGCGCACACGAGGGACTTCGTCGCGGACTTCACGAGGTCCACCAGGACGCCGTGCACGTCATCCACGGGCGAGTAGAAGGTCAGCGCTGCGGCAGGGTAGCCGGGGACGAACGGGGTCGCCTTGTGGGCGTGCAGGACGCTCAGGTCGGTCAGGGACATCAGACCTCCGCTTGGAGTGTGGCGAGGGTGAGGACGGCTTCGAATCCGAGTGACCCGTCGATTTGCATGACGCGTGCCCGGCGTGTGCCGTCGGGGAGGAACGGGTCGCCTTGGGTGTGGATCTGCACGTAGTCGCCTGGACGGATCTGGTCGATGCTGGGTCCGGCGAGGACCGTGGGGTCGAGGTCGGCGCCGCCGTCGACGCGGATCGTGATCTTCCACACGGCGGACGGCCGGTTCGCCTGGGCGAGCCCGGTCGTGGCGTAGGCGTCGAGGTCGGTTTGGGTGCCGTCACCGGTGTGCGCGCGGGATACGACCTCGAGCAGGGGGTACCCGGCTGCGGTGAGGGTCGTGGAGTCCGCCTGGGACATGAGGACCCCTGCGCCGGTTCCGGTTCCGACTTCCCACCAGCGGGTTGCCATGGTGGTGGCGTCGGCGGTGTAGTCGATGTCGGACACGGGGGACAGGGGTGCGGTGGCGTCGAACCACCAGTCGGCCCCGGTTTGGGTGAGGGCCGGGTTGGTGGGTGTGCCAGCGCGCATGACCCACTGGATGTAGCGGGGGTCGGTGGGGTCGATGCGGGGTGTGAAGGTGATCTCGGGGCCGTTGTTGACGGCGGTGAGCTCGGTGAGGCGTTGCCCCAATGTGGCGAGGTCGAACCCGTTGTAGGTGCGTGTGTTCCCGGGTGTGGCGCCTTGCGCGGCGGGGAAGACGACGGGCGCGTTGCCGCCGACGTGCGCGAGGGCCTGGGTGACGAGGGCGACGGCAATGTCCCCCAGGGACATGTTGGACGACGACGGGTACGTGGTCACGGCCGCTTGTGCCGCACCGAGGGCCAACGGTTCGGCGAGGACGGGGATGACGAGACGGTGGTCGAACAGGGACCATAGCCCGGCGCCGCCGATGGTGAGCTGTCCCGACTTCCGGTTGTACGCGTGGGTCCAGATGGGTCCGCCGGCGAGGATCGCGTCACCGTACTGGATGGCGACGAACGTCTTGCCGGGGGCTGTGGTGTGGTACAGGTCGGCGCCGGTGAGTTCTGTCGCCGCGGCGGGGATTTGGATGCCGGTGAGGTTCCCGGCGGCGTTGAGGACCTGCTGCCAGGTGGCGGCTGCTGCGGGTGCGCGGACGGTGATGAGGCCGGTGCGTAGGTCGCCGATGAGGACCTGGAAGGTGGGTGGGGTGACCTGGTTGGGGACGGATGTGGACAGTTGGGGGACGGGCACAGTGCCGAGGATGGGCAACCGTCACACCCCCCGGCTGGTGGTCATCATGGTCAGTGGTTGACGCGGGTGAACGTCGCGGCCACGGAGAACCAGACGTTCGCGATGGACTGCACCGACACGCACCAGATGGTCGCGGTCGTGTTCGCGGGGATGTCGACATACCCGGTGGCCGCGACGGGTTCCCAGGTGGAGATCGCCGCCGGGACCTGGTGTGACGTGCCCTGTGTGACGGTCAGCGACGACGCGATGGTGACGGCGTTCGAGCTGGCGGCCGTTGCGAACCCGGCGTTACCGGTGGCCTGCACGAATACCCGTGACGCGTGGGACCAGGCGGGGAACGACTGGACGGGCACGACCGTCCCACCACCGGCGGCGATCTGAAGGTCGCCACCGTTGGCCCACGTGGTGACCGGGTACGGCTGTGCGTATGCGGTCCCGTCGAACGTCTCGACCATGTGCGTGTCGAGGCGGTAGATTTCGCCGCCATCGACCGCCGTGATGAGGTCACGTTCGGCTTTGGTGCGTACGGGGATCGGGTTGCCGCGGGTGGTGGTGAACTGGCGGACGTCGGTGATCGTCACGTTCGCACCGGAGGTGCCCGCGACGGCGGTGGAGGCGATGAGGACCTGCGCCAACGCGACCGCACCGGACGGGATCGCCGGGACCGCCGGGGTTGCGGACGGGGTGCCGGGGGCAACGGTCAGGACCGCAGCCACCGACCCGTCAGCGTTCACGATCGCCGCCGGGTCCATCTGCATGGCGTAGATCACGTCGATGCGTGAGTTCGACGCGGGGGGGACCGTCAAGTTCACCGTGTACAGGGCGTCGTTTGCCGCATAGTACGGCCCGTTCGAGGCTCCCTTGGACCCCACGACGTGCCCCGCGTTGACGGTCACACTCCACGGGGACGTTGACGCGGTCCCGGTCACGAGCATCGGTGACGCGGGGGCGTACACGACGCCGGTGCGCACATCCAATGGTCCGGGGCCCTGCAACGCCCACAGGGCCGCAGCGGCCAGGCGTGCACTGACGGCGTCCTCGACGCCACCGGCGGTATGCGCGGCGGTGTGCTGTGTCATGAGAGGCCTTTCACCAGGAACCGGGCGTGAGGGAAACGGACAGGGCCGCCACGGGTGACGCGGCACCCAGGGCACCGAACGCGAACGTCCGCGCGCCCCCCGCGGGGACGGTCGGCAGAGCCGTGTAGGACACGAACCGGGTGGACCCGTTGAGGGTCGCGGCACCGGTGCGCGTGTCGATGACGAACACGTCCGCCGCACCGACAGCCCCGGTGAACTGGAGCGTGATGGCGTCTTCCACGTCGGTGACCTGGAACCCGGCCGAGTCGATCGGCCCCGTGACCGTGAACACGGGCGACGCGGGTGCGGTGCCGTAGTTCGACACCACGACACGGCCACTGGTGCCACCCGTGCCGTAGTCCAGCGGGTACACCAACGGGTACGTCAGACCCCCGCCGGGGATCGGCAGGCCTGTGGACCCGGTGACCGTCGTCCCGTACTTGAGTGGGTCGGGGGCCGTGAACTGCAGGGCGGCTTTCGTGACCCCGAACGCGTACTCTTGCGCCCCCGGCATCGACCGGGCGGCACAGAACACGTTGACGACCCGCAGGCCGTGACCTGGGAGCTGGTACCAGAGCGGGCGTGTGGCCGCCTGCGGGTACGTGCCGGCCTCCAACGCGAGGACCGCCGCCGTGAACGTCGACGCGTTCGTGGCGACGACGTTGAAGTCCAGGTCGTACACCGCACCGTTCGCGAACTGTGGTTCCCCGAACTCACCGTGCGCGCGCGCCCGCGGTGTGCCACCACCCCGCACGCTGGCCTGGTCCAAGAACCCCTTGAACGCGGTGACCGCGTACGGGGTGCCGACACCCATGAGGAGCCCGTCGAACTCCCACTGGAAGTCGCCGGTGATCAGCCCGCTCATGCGGTCTTCAACCTGAACGCCCACGCTGCGGCGACCTGCTGCGGGGGCTGGTGGGCTTCGTTGTAGTTCTGGATGTACACGTTGCCGCCCCCCGCACCGCCGTTGCCGTTGAGGAGCGCCTTCGTCTGTGCGGCAGGGGTCACCTGTGTGCCCTTGGGGAGGTTCAACAGTTCGGCGCCGTGCTCGCCCGCGATCGCAAGCCCGCCCTGCCAGTTGTCCGTCCCGTTCGCGAGCATGGGGATCTGCGGGAACGTGAAGCCCTTGCCGCCGATGCCCGGCACCCAGCTCGGGACCGTGATGTTGAGCTTGCCGATCGTGTTGTTCCACAGGCCGCCGACGGCGTTGAACGCCGCCCGGAACGGTGCCGTGATGAACGACCCGACCGATTTGAGGGCGTCGCCGATCTTGGACGGGGCCGACCGGAAGAACCCCACGATGGAGTCCCAGTGCGAGGAGATGAGCCCCACCGCGAGACCGATCGGACCGGTGATGATCCCGAGGATCAGCTGCCAGTGGTCCTTGACGAAACCGATGGTGTTCACGACCGCGCCCTTGAGCCACGACCACACGTCGTCCACGATCGTGCGGAACACCTTGAAGTGGTTGTAGGCGTAGATCACGCCGGCGACCAAGAGCGCCACGCCCGCCACGACGAGCGTGACGGGGGAGATGAGGAACTCGAGCGCACCACCGGCGGTGAACAGGGACACGGCCCACGCGACGGTCGCAGCGGTGAGCACCCCACCGATGACGACCCCGAGTGCGATCGCGACGGTCTTGTGCTGGATGAGCCAGGTGATGATGTTCCCGACGACCGTGATGGTCTTCTGGATCATCGGGATGAGCAGCGTCCCGAACTTCGTGGCGAGGTCCTCCGCGGACGCGGCGACCGTGTGCAACTGTCCCTTGAGGGTCTTCGCCTTCGCTGCCGCCGCATCATCCACGGCGCCCTTCTGCTCCACCGCAGACTTCGCCTGGTTGAACGCGTCCGCACCGGCCAAGATCGTCTGGTTCAGGCCCTCGGCGGCGCCCTTGCCGAACAGGGCCTGCTCTGTCGCGGTGCGCTGCTGCTCGGTCATCCCGGCGAGCTTCGGGGTGACCTGCGCCAGGACCGCTTGCATGCCGACGAACTTCCCCGACTGGTCATAGATCGACACACCAAGAGCCTTCATCGTGTCGTTCACCGGCTTCGTGCCCGACAGCAGGGTCTGCAACGCCGTGTTCGCGACCATCACCCCACGCGACCCGGACACCCCGTGCTGGGCGAGGTCCACGAGCAGGGCGCCGGTGTCCCCCAGGGTTGGGGCCACGTCGCCGAGCTTCGCGTGCAGTTTCGCGGTGACCTGCGTCAGCGAATCCAGGCCAACCCCGGTGAGTCTGGACGTGTTGTACAGCTGGTTGGACGCTTCGCCGGCGTCGGTGGTCTTCAGCCCGTAGGACTGCATGACCTGCGCGAGGTCCGCGGTGGTGGCCGTCAGGTCCCCACCGGTGGCCTCGGCGGCGTCCATCGCAGCCTTCATGAACTGCGTGGACGACGCCGCCGTGAGCGTCCCACCGGACAGTTGCTTCACAACCCCGGCGACCGGGCCCAGGGCGGTCGACATCTCCTGTGCGGAGAACGTGGTCGTGCCCATGGTGTTCAGGAACGCGTCACCAACAGCCTTGACCTGCGGGGCCGTCAACTGTGCCGCACCCTGCACCGTCGCCATACTCGACTGGTAATCCGTGGCGGACTTCACCGACAGGGCCGCAATGGGGATGAACGCCGCCGCGATACCGATCGCCGCGACCTTCCCAACCTTCTGCAACGACGCGAAGTGCGCGTTGCCGGTCGTCTCGAGCTCGGCGAGGTCCTTCTTCGCCTCACCGACCTTCGCGTGCAGCTCGGTGCCGATCGCCTTCAGCTCGATCAAGACCGGTGGCAGCATGCCCATGACGTCACCCCGTTCAGGTTGGGTTGGTCAGGGGCGTGTGGCTTTCGCCCATTCCTCGGTGGCGATCTGCTGAATCTTCGGCAGCGCGGCCTTGTATGCGGGTTGCATGTACGGGCGTGCCGGGATGTGGATGGGGTGGCGGCCGTTTGCGATACCCTTGGTGCCCTTCGGTGAACCCTTGGGGCGGACCGGCCAGTTCGGGGCCGTGGAATCCCCACCGAGTTCTTGGATGCGCGCGTACACCATGGACGGGTACACGGACCCGGTGGCGACGATCCCCGACACCCTGACGGGGGTCATTTTCATGGACCGGCGCAGGTCGCCTGTGATGGATGCGGGTACGTCACCGGGCGGCGATGGTGTGGGTGTGCCCGCCTTGTGCCCGTATTTTTCCAGTTGGTGCTGGGACTCATTGGTGACGACGATCTCGGCGCGGGTGACGATCGTCTTCGCGGCGACCTGCGCGCGGGTGACCATGTCGTCCAGGGCGGACTGCAGCTCGTGGACGCCGAACACGCTGCTCACGGGTTCGCCGCCTTGCGTTGACGTTCAGCCTCGAGGTCGCTGTCGATCTTGTGCATGGCGAGGTCCCAGTCGACGTCCAGGGCTGGGGTGGCGTCGTACTGGGCGACCGTGAGCCCCATGAGCTTGCGGTAGGTGTACGACTTCCACCGTTCGACTACTTCGACGTCCGGGTCCGCGCCGAGGCGCCCTTCGAGCGCCCACCTGAGGGCTTGGAGACGCCAGTACGGTCTTTTGGGTCCGGTTCCCCCCCGGTGCCCATGTCGAGGGACAGGGACGCGATGTCCGCACCGTCCTTCGCTGTTGCGATGGACAGGGTGTCGTACAGGTCGGCGTTCATGTCCCCGACCGTCGCGATCGTGGGCAACGGGTCCGGCAGTGACCAGGCTGCGAGGAACGCGACGACGGTGGCCTCCTGCAGCCGGATGACCGTGTCGATCTGCTCCTCGGTGAGGTCCAGGTCGAGGAGGTCCGTGTCGGGGGTCGCGCCCTGCAGTTTCGGCAGTGCGGGGCCGAGTTTGGAGGAGATCACGAGGATGCCCCGCCGGCCACGGACGGTCATTTCGTCCTTGCCGCGCAGGTCGGCCCAGTGGCCGCCGGGCAGGTCGATGCGTCGCACGATTGAGAACCCTTCTCAGTAGGTGGTTGCCTGGGCGGTGAGGGCGGTGAAGCGGATCGGGGCAACGCCTCCACTGCCGGCGTTGGCCGCGTTCGGCAGCGGGAGCAAATCGAGGATGGTGGTGATGTACCCATCGCTGCCACGTTCCTGGTGGGCGGCCTTGGCCTTCACGGTGCCCATCTCGAACTTGAACGACAGACCGCTCGAGGTCGGTGGGGAGAACGTCAGCGCGATGGGGAACGACGTCCCCGCCAGGTAGAGGTTCTGCTCGACGTCGGCCGCGTTGATGACCGTCAGGGCGGCGGCAATGTCCAGGGCGTTCGCCCACAGACGCAGCGGGGCCTGCTGGCCGAGGGTGTGCACGGGCTTCACACCCCGCTTGAGGGTGATGGACCCGTCGACGATCGGTGTGGTCGTCACGGAGTTCACCGAGGAGGTGACCGACCATGCCGGGGCGGCTTCCACCGTGGAGAACGATGGCGTCGGCGCCGTTCCGCTGGCGACGTACGGCAGGGACAGGACCTTGACGGTGACCTCGACGAGGCCGGTCGCGGTGAACTTGAAGTCCAGCTCGTCGACCATGCCGCCGGCCATGGTTCGCATCTGGTAGCCGTCCCAGTCGAAGAACGTGTAGCTGGGTGGCTGGTTGCCGTTCAGCGTGTCGTTGTTCAGCAGGGAGATGACGTGCGTGTACGGCGACGCGGTCCCGGAGATGGTGTCCGTGCCACCGAGGAGCCCGCGGATCAGGGCGGGCAGGGTGTCGACGTACGCCCACGTGGTGAACTCGTACTCATCGTGGCGGACCGTGGCGATCTGGTCGTCGACGGCCACCATGGACCCGATGAACGGGTCCACGTTCTGCTGGGTGAGGACCGGGGTGATCTTCGGGGTCTTCGCGGGGATGAAGTACGTGGGTGTCGCCGCCGCGGTGCCTCGGACGGTCTCGATCGCCATGGCGACGACACTGGATGAGTTGGCGTAGGGGCCGGTGCCGGTCATGGCTTCTCCTCAGGGTGTGCGGCGAGCCATGCGGCCACGTCGGCGGGTTCGGCGTCTGCGGCCGGGTTGGGTGTGGGGACGGTGGGCGCCCACGCGGGGCCCGGGTCCTTCATGGGCAGCGCGACGACCTCGCCGGGCTGGGTGAGGCGGACCGACCCGTCGGGCAGGGTGACGTTCGCCTCGTAGTCGCCGAGGAACGTGAACTTGGGCATGGCAATGGCTCCTCACGCGCACGGCGGTCGGCTGGTTTGCTGCTGGTTTGCTGCTGGTTTGCTGCGGTCAGGCGTTGATGATCTCCACGACTTGGAGTTCGACGATTGACCAGATTTCGACGACCCCACCGCCCGCGGTTCGGGGTAGCCCGACGGACACGGTGATGCCCGCCGTCTCTTCACCGGCGACGAAGATCGGCGACGGTGAGCTCACCGTGGTGCCGAGGGTCCGGTCGGCGCGGATCAGGTCGAGGATCGCCTCAACCTGCCCGTCGTGGTCGTCCATGGCGTCCTCAGCGCGGGCCTGCATGGACGTGAACGCGAGGTGCAGCATCACGTCGTGGGTAACTGTCTTCTTGCCCGCCACGGGGCCGCCGAGACCGACGCGCACCTCTTGGGATCGGGTGATCTCGACGTAGATGACGGACCCGGACGGTGTGCCCGCGGGTGCGTTCGCGAACCGGTCCGCGGCGACGGTCGTCTTCGGTGGGCTGGCGAAGACCTTCCCGACGCCAGCCGGTGCGCCCGCAGTCAAGTAGTCCGCGGTCATGTGGCGGACAGTGGAGCGGCTCACCAGGCGCGCCTCAGGTCGGCGAGGAGGACCCCGGCGATGCGTTCAGCTTGGGCGATGGTCCCCGACGTGGACGTCTGCGTGGGGGGTTCCGTGGAGCCGAGGACGAGGGCGTCCGCGCCACGGGTCTGGATCAGGGCCGTGGTCAGGAGAATCGTGGCTTCCTTCACGACCGGCGGCAAGTTCGAGACGCTGATACCAGTTGCGTGCGCGAACCCCATCGGAGCCACCAGCGGCAGCGTCGTGGACCCCGTCACGTACGACGACGCCACGGTCACATGCTCCGTACCACCCGTCGTGGACACGTCGTACACGGTCAACGTGGTGCCCGGGTAGACGCCCAGGGCGGACGTCACCGTCAGGGACGACGCACCGACGATCGTGGCACCGGCGAGGGTCGTGTTCGGCCACCCGTTCACCCAGGTGACGTTCACCAGAGGCCTTGACCCGGACCCGAAGCTCGACCCGTACGTCACCGGTGGGTTGGTCGTGTACACGGGGATCGTCACCACACCGTGCGGGGAGATCTCCACATCCGCCAAGGACGACAGGGCGGTCATCGTCGACGGTGTGAACCCCACCGACACGGCACTGACCTCGAGGATCGGCTTGCGGGGCAGCGGAACACGCACCGCACCCCACCGGTTCACCAGGAACCGGCCCGATGTGGTGTCCGTCGTCGCGGCCAACACCTGAAAGCAGATCCGGTCGACCCACGATGATGCGCGTTCGATCTGGTTGGTGATGGCCTGGTTCTGCTGGGCCTGGTTCCCGCCCGGGATGAGGTTCGTGACGTCGATCGCGGTCGGCGCGGCCAACCACTCCGCGAGGGTCAGGTACGGGGTGCGGGAGGCGTACGTCGTGACGTACGGGGCAACCTGAGACACGGTCAACCTCCCGACGGGTACTGGTGGAAGTGCTGAACCTCGGGCTCGTGCGGGTGCCGCCAGTGCCCGTGAGCCTCGAGCAGCGCGGCGATGCGCACATCCATGCGCCGCCAGTCACCTGCGGGGACAAGCCCGCCGTCCTGCTCGACGGCCGACGCGCGGGCCATCAGGTCCGGCAGTGACGCCTTGAGATGCGCGGTGAACCGGGT